GTAGTTTCCCTTAGCCTTGCATGAAAACCATCGTGATAAATCTGCAAGTCAGAGCCAGCACCGAAGATGGCCTTACCAGCATCGCCAAGATTGATATTGCCATTAACATCGATGCCTGAAATCGCTGTTGCTAATTTTGGATTGTTGTTATGAAACAGCGTTACAGCACCATTTACTGCGCCAGAAAAATATGTTTCATCACTGTTTGTTCGCTTTAGAAATAGATTGTTTTCTGCACGAATAAGCAAATCACCTGTGCCGTTATCAACAATGTAGCTATTCGACCCATCATGATAAATCTTCAAGTCAGAGCCAGCACCGAAGATGGCTTTGTTGTTGTCGCCAAAAGAAATGTTAGCTGAAACTGAGTCATCAGCATCACTACGCAAGAAGCTGGTGCTATCAATACCATCAAGTGTGGCTGCGTCGATTGTACTGGCAGATGTCAGAACATCGTTGCCACCAAAGGTCAAACCACCCGTGTTGCCAAGGATCAATTGATCATTGCTATTGTTGCCAGCTTGAAACTCTAAACGACCATTTGATCGATAGAACTTAGAAAAACCGCTGTAATTAGTCAGCTCGAGCATTTGCCCAGCACTGGTCGTACTTTGAAACCTAGCTGTCCCTGCAACATTTAACGGCACTGTCGGGCTTACACCTGAGCCAAGGTTGATACCAACGCGGTTTGTAGCAGCGTCCACGAATAGTGTTCCGCTATCGACAGTGAAGTCGCCGCTTACGTTATTGGTAATATAGCTGCTCAAGCTAGGTGCGCCGGTCAGGTCACCATAGGCACCCGATGCGGCCACTGAGGCCAGGCCTAAGTTAGTACGAGCTGTACCGGCGTTGTTAAGGTCGCTCAGGTTCTGGTTGGCAACCAATGCGCCTGACAGTGATGCATAGGCGTTCAACCACTGAGACCCGTCGTAGACTTTCATTGATGTGTCAGCGGATGAGAAATAAAGGGCTCCACTTACGAGGCTGTTTCCGTCATTGTCCAAAGTGGGGTCTGATGATTTCACACCTAAGTATCTGTCATCGAAGCTGTCGAGAGCAGCCAGTGCGCTGTCACGAGCTGCCTCTGCGGCAGTCTGAGATGATGCGGCAGAACCGGCTGAGTTTGAGGATGCAGTAGCAGAGTTAGCGGATGCCGTAGCTGAATTACCTGCATTGGTCGCGTGGCCTGAGGCAGTGTTAGCTGAAGTGGTCGCCGCCGAAGCACTGCTACCTGCTGCTTGTGCGCTGTTCGCCGAGTTATTCTCGCTTGTTGAGGCATTGGCCTCATGCCCAGAAGCAGTGTTTGCTGACTGAGCTGCATTGGTTTCCGATTGGGCTGCATTCTGCTCACTTTGCAAAGCTGCTGCGGCAGATGCGGTGGCATCAGTTGCTTTTGTGGTAGCGGTGGCAGCGTGTCCTGACGCTGTAGAGGCGTGTCCACCGGCTGTTGTAGCGTGTCCAGATGCGGTCGAGACGTGTCCGGCTGCTGTAACTACACTTGCTGCTGCAGATACAGCACTATCGTCGGCTTTCTCGCTGTAGTGTAACGCGGAGTATCCAATCGTTCCGTTACTTAAGGCATACTGACTGTCCTCAGGCTCTACTGCGAGCTTTCTAGCATCGTCTTCACTACTCTGTGCTGCTGTCGCAGATTGTTGTGCGCCTGTAGCGTTGTTAGTCGTTTGTGTGACGTGTGCAGACGTAGACTGTTGGTTTTGCAAGGCAGTATTGGCGTGACTAAGTGCATTGGCTTCTGCGGTCTGGGCATCTGTCTCAGCTTGCTCGGCTGCTACCTTTGCAGCTTCGGCTGCTACCTTACTGGCCTCTGCAGCCGCAAGCTTTGAGTCGAGGCTTGCAAAGGTTCCAGAGTCGGCACCGCCATCTTTGAAGAAACTACTTTTGGCCATGCGGGTTACTCCTCGTCATATGTAAAGGCTAGGGAAATGCTTTGGGTGCCGCCGTTGAGCTCTTGGTCGTTAGACTGCTCTTGTAGCTCCTCGAGGAAGGCTTTGTACTTTGCCTCGAACAGTGGGCTGCGCTCATCAAGATAGAAATCGGCTGCGAAGGTTAGACCGGCATAGATCACCAAGTCAGGTGCCACTTTCGTGATTGTTGTCTCAGTGCTATCCGACACAAAGGCTTCAAGCTCGCCATAGTAGTTAAGTGTCACTGTCCCATCGCTAGGATACGGATAGATAAGTAGCTCAGCTTGCTCCCGAGCGTACTTAGTTGGGTTACCGACTAGGTTGTTTGCTTTGAGGGCTTGCATTGTTTCCATGCTGACGCGCTCAAGTGTCGTGCCAGAGCTGTGATAGAGATCTCGTGTCTCGATAAAGTCGTTAGGCAGCACAAGTGATTGGGTTGAGCTGCTGATAGTGTAGTTCCGCTGCTTCTCCATAAAAGGCACTCGGAGGCTGCGCTGGATACGCGCCAAGCCCTGGTCGATAAAACGCTCAGTTAGGACTGTGCTGATATCGCTGCGGTTCAGCACTTCAGTAAAATGCGTTTTAAGATCGCCATAATTCATTGCGATTTATCCTCTCTATTGGATGTCGGTATTGTCCATCGGGCTGAGGCCTTCCAAGCCAATGCCTCGCTGTCCCACTTCACGTCAAAGCTAAAGGACTTGCCTTTGCCTTCGCCGAGCTCGGATGCCCAGATGTATGCGCCGCGAAAGTCACGAAAGAACCGAGCATAATATGTGTCGCAATTAGGCATACCCGCTGCGCTTCTTGGCTGGCTTCTTCTTGGCGGTCTTAGCGGCCTCCTTAAAAGCAGAAGCTTTAGGTGCGCCTTTGGAACCTGCCTTACGCATCTTCTCACCTGATCCGGCTTTGATGCGTTTCTTCTTTGCGTGGATGTTTGCGTATAGTCCTTTGCCTGCAGCCATGGTTACACCTGCTTGTTAGTTGTTATAAATGCGTCGAGGTTTTCGGCTCTCAAACGTCTCAGTACATCCTTGTGAGAATGCTGGAATAGATCAAAGCCTTCACGCAGCCACTTCTCGTGAACTGCTACAGGGATCGATGCGAGACGCTGGTTTTCGCCCTCTCGCGTGTGCGAGCTGGCAAAGCGTTGATTGCGTAGATCTTGGATAAAGCTTTGTGGAATGACTTGTGACTTCTTACGAGTAACGCGATCACCGTCTTGGATCAGTTCCTCTTTAATGTCGTGTAATGATTTCGTGTCTTTTGTGTCAGACATAGATGCTTCCTTTCTTATGTCGTTGGAAGGTCCCCCAGGGGCAGCAGTAAGGAGAGCAGAAACCTGCAAACCCCTGGGTTCCCAATCAGCTAATCACTGAGACCTATGACAGGCCTGTGATCATGCCCGAGTCAGCGAAGTTGCTGTGCTTGACAGATACTTCACCAGTGACCATGTGACGGTCGCTGTCGCCTTGCTTAGCAAGCAGAGTGCGAGTGAACGGGCGCAGAGACACCGTGCGGAACATCGACGGATCGATGAGGAACGCATTGGTGCTGAGCTGGTGGCGGTTGAGTACAACGCGGTACTCACCGAATGGCGAGACGTACAGGTCAATTACGTTGACCAGCTCGCGGCTTTGAGCGAACTCACGATTGCGGCCTGAGGCGGCTGCAAAGCCAGCTACAATAGTAGCGTCGGCAGGTTTAATCATGAGGATGCTTGGGTCGGAACCGTTGTCATAGCAATCCTGACCCAGCTCGAGAAGCTTAGCTTCAGTGAGCGGATCAGTAGAACCTGAACCGGCATCAACCGTTGTTGAGATCTGTTGCGAAACAGAAGCCATTTCACGGGCAGTAGATCCGTTGCCTGTCACAGCAGCGTTGTCTACGCCGATCATGGCGCGTTCATAGTCGCGCTTAATCTCTTTCAGAGCTTTACCAAGCTGGTACGCAGTCTCTTTCGCACGACCGTAAGTCTTAACGGCATCAGCGGTTGCTGTGACGTTGAATACTTTGGTCATGATTTGGGTCGTATTGGAACGGGTCGAAGGTGTAGTCAGCGTTCCGTCAGTTGCCGTAAAGCCCTCTACTTGGGCGTTATCAGCGGCTGCAGAAAGACTATCTTCAATCCATTCAAATGTACGAGCGTTTACTTTCTCGTTCTTGATGAGGCTGTAGAATGGGCAATCAGTAGGCGTAATGTCGTGAATTACGTCCTCAACCGACTCTGCCAGGCCTACTTGGTCGTAAGTGGTATATGCTGCCATTGTTTTATTCCTTTCAATGTTCCAGCGGGGGTTTTACTCTTCCCAGCGAGCCATAAGTGCATCTGCAATGTCATCAATGTCGCTGCCGCGCTCGTGCAACTTGGCACGGGACTTAGCAAGCTTCTCTGTTTTCAACTGCTTTGAGCTAGGCGGGGCTTTCTGCGACCGCATAGTTTTCTTTGTTGATGCTTTCTTACGTTTGGCGGAGGCAACTCTTTTGCCCTGGTCGTAAAGACGCGCTTTGTTCAAGATCATGATCGAGTTAGGATCGACAATCATGTTCACCTGTTCTTCCGGCAAGCCCTGGGCAACCGCATAAGTGCGGATGTCATTGTAGAGCTCGTTGGACCACTCCGGCACTGCCTCTTGCAGTACCTTCACTGCTGTCTGGGCTTGCTCCTGCAGAAGCTTGTCTTGCTCAGACCGCATTGATGAGTAATAGGTGTCGGCTTCTTCACGAAGGAACTTAAGTTGCTCCTCTGCTTGTTGGGCTTCTTTACGCAATTGCGCGAAGTCCGAGTCGTTCATGGTCTTAGATGCGACCAACATATCGACCTCGGCATAAGGCTTATATGCCTCTTCAGCCTTCTCAAGCATACGCTGCATAACTGCATTGGTTTTACCCACTGCCTCTTCTGCAGCTTTACGCTGGGTAGCTAGTTCTTGAGACTTTCGGGTGAGCGAGGCCTCTTGTCCATAAAGACGCGCAAGCTTCTTGGCAGGTACCTGATGGGTCTCTCCGTCAACAGTTACTGGGACGAGATCATCTTCGGACAGTTTACGGGCTTCTTCGGCCTCTTCCTCTGTCTCTTCTTCTTCTTGATCATCTTCATCTTCGTAGTCGTCTTCGTCGAGCTCCTCTTCTTCAGGGCCTTCAAGATCTTGATCGTCGTCTAGTTCGACTTCGGTATCTTGCTCATCGACCAGATCGGAACCATTAGTCTCGGGGGTGGGTTCCGATTCTGCTGCCTCTGGAACATCGCTTTCTGATGGCTGATTTTCATCAGCGTCAGTCCAGCGAGCCAAGAGTGCATCCGCCGCGTCATCGACAGACAGCGGGATATTTGTTCGAGTATTATCTGGGACGTTGTTTGACATGGTCTCAGCTTTCCTCTTCGTCTGTTTGGTTGTTGTCACCGTCATGCTTTGCGTTGATTTCATCACGAACGCTCACGCGCTGGCGTAGCGTATTAGTGATATCGACGAGGGCACGGTAATGCGTGTAGGCACGTTGACGATCGTCTTCCTGCTCTGGGGCAGAGTTGACGAATGTTTGAAACGTAGCTTCCACTAATGAATTGATCGTTTCGGTGAAGGCCTCGCTTTGTATTAGCTGCTCAGCGAGGTCGCCGAGATGGATCATCTGCTCTTCTTGGGTATTAATAGACATTTACTATCCTTAGTTTTGCTTCAGACGGGCGAGCTGTAGCTCGGCTTGGTCTATCCGCTGTTTGTGCAAGAACTGCTCCTCTTTGAGGTCTTGACTATCCGACCGGATTGCCAGCTCGTTCTGTGCTTTCATTCTGTCGAGCTCCAATTTGGCTTGGGAGATTTGGGCTTCCAAAGCTGCCTTCTGCTCACTGATCGAAACTTGACGATCTTGGATCTCGAGCTGTTTAGCCACCATCTGCATTTGCATATCCGCGTTAGGATCAGGCTGCGGAGGTGGTATCTGATCGGGAGGCGTTAAGTACTCCTCGACATTTAGGATGCCTTGGTGACGCATTGCATCACGCATGAGCGCGTAAGCGTTCTCAGGCTTGTATAACTGTGAAAGTGTTGGGTCTTGGCTAAGCGTGACGTGCAGGTTTGCAAGCTTCTGAGCTTCTTTGTCAGCTTCTCCGTATCCGAGTTTCAACTCGACCATGACATCGCGCTTTTGCTCCCAGTCGCCTGGTGTTACCGCAATGAAGTCTCCGGCCACTTGAATAATCTTCTCGTAGTCCTCGTTCTCGACGCAAAGGCGATACACCTCGTGGAAGAGCGGCTTGATAAACTGGTTAGCAAAGTTGCGAGCGATAATCTTCTGACGGGTCTGGCTCATAGAGGCCAACTGCTCAATCATCGCACTGCTGTTCTGTTTACTTACAGCATCTTTGTTCGTGCCTTGGCTCAAACGTGACACACCTGAGGTGTCCTCTTTGTCCTCGTCCAGCATCTTAATGGTCTGGAAGATGAACGGGTTGAGAGGTGCTTGCGGCATCGGCTGAATAGCATCGGGCCGCGTTACGTTAACTAAGCCGCCTACACGGTTGTCAATCAATTCACGCGGGTTGGTTAGACCGCCTTTTGTCACCATGTAGCGAGGCGCGTTGGTAATCGCAGCGTGGTCTAGGATGGAGCGCGTAAGTACCGTGCGAGCATTCTGCGTGGCGACAAGCTTCTCAGCGAAGTTGGAACCGAAGAAAGCGTGAGGGATCGGGATCGGCACAAAGGCGATAAACGGAATGCGGTCTGCCAGCTCACAATCGAGCAACGTAGTGCCAGCCATAAAGGCGCGGTATAGACGAGCTGTTCCAGTGCCTTCTTTGTCTAGCTGGATGTACGCTTCATAGCACATTACCTGGCGTACTTGGTCTTGGTAGCCTTCGGCACTAAATCCTCGGTCGGAGCCGGTGCCTTCGTGACGAGCTAGGATTTCAGGGTCTGTTTCCATCTCGACACCATCGGCATCGCTAAGCTTGCTAATCTTGTCTTCGTCATAACCCATGTCGCGCAGCTCACTGAGTGTCTTGCGAGTGCGATGGGCACAGAAGTTAATAAAGTCAGGATGCAGCGCACGAGCTTGAGGCTCGATTAGAAACTCTTCCGGCGCAATGTTTTCAATCTTAACCTGACTGGTGTCACGGGTGACATATACGTTACCGCTGATAAGACCGAAGTCATCTGTATCGCTGTCTCCAAGCTCGACACCTTCGTCGGCCAAGAGCATGTCCAGCTCGTCTTGTGTAAGATTGATAAACTCTTGCTCTTCTTGCTCTTCACTTGTTTCAAAGTAGACTTTGGCAACACCGGCTCGAGCTGTGAGACCATCGTGGATTACCGAGCTCATAACGGAGTACAAATCGTTCTGACGGAAGCAGACATAGTCTGTATAGGCACTGCATACTTCTGCCTTAGCCACGTCTTCTGGTCCTTGCGGCGCAAACTTTACAATGCGGTTACCGGCAGCAAACGTCTCGAGCAGGCTGGCCTTTAGACCTTCGACGCTGTCGTATACATCCATAGACACATACTTGCTTTTGCCTTCAGGTGCTTTCGGTAGCTTGCCGTTGTAATACTCGATAACTCTGCGGCGTTCAGTTGAGATTTCGCTGTCGTAGTAACCCACGCTGCGGCGAATGTTTGTCTCAACGATCTTAGTGATCTCTGCGTCGGACATTTCACTATATGATTTGATGTCTGCCATTGTTAGACCATATCCTCGTAGTAATCATCGGTTGAATCGATTGGATCCCAAGCTCCTTCATGTATGTGATTGGCTAGTGCCAGTGACATCACACAATCATCAAAGCAGCCTGGCTCCGCTTCCATCGACCCACTGTCGGTGACGATGTAAGTAAGCATTTCTCTAAGTGTTGTTTTGTCGTTTATCTCCAGCTCGTCCTCTCTTAGAGAAGCGCGAAGCTGGTCAATAATAAGCGGCTTGGTTCTTGCGGTAGTTGAGAAGCCAAGCTTGATTGTCTCTTTGTCGGTAATCTTATCGACCTGCACTTCCGTGTAGAAGTTAGGGTAAGCGTAGTCCTTACCTAATCGGGTACACGTCAAGATGCCGTGACCATTATTCTCGACGATAATCCTAGCCTCGTTGTAGTAGTAACCGAGTGCTCGCAGAACATCAGCAAAGTAGTCAGGGTGAACCCTGCCGCGCCAGGTGGCGACCTGTCGCTTTTTACTGTCTAAGACTTGGGCGACTGAGTAGTCACCTCGGCTAACACCCATGGCGACATCAGCACCGATAATGTACTGCTCGCCTGGGTCGTGCTTTCTATATGTCGTGAGCTCGCCTCGCATGTGCTCGACGAAGTCTTCGCCTTCTAAAGCGAGACGCTCTTCGACATCTCTGGTCTCTTTCAACTGCTCTTGCAGCTTCTCCAGGTTAAACACGGGACGACCTGTTGTCAGGAAAGCTTCCTCAGGTTCGCTGGGGTATTCCTGCTTAAACAGGTCGATCCCGTTCTGAGCTACTTTACGGCGACGAAACATTAACTGCTCATCATCCAGATCATACAGATCGGCGAGCTCAATCTCGTCGGGTGTTCGCTCAAACTTATCAGGCACCGGCTCTCGATATGTCGGATCCGCATACCAAGGTATGAAGACCGGCACGAAGCCATTCTTGCCCTCTACAGCTCCTCGCCATAGATCGTAGTAGATGCCGCTTACACCATTCGCGGTACTCTCGACGAAAACAGCAGTGCCAGGAGCATTCGGTACCGCTTGAAGCAAGCCGTTCCAAACCTCTTCAGCATTAGATTTGGGCCAGAATGCAAGCTCTGAACAGTGGACGTGTGTGAGTGTCTCTCCGCGACCGACACTGTCGCCACCCGCTGTGGCAACAACGAAAGATGAGTCAAGTATATCAAAAGACAATTCCCTTCTGCTTGAGTACTTAGTGTGGGGTTTAAGTATCTCAGGGCAGTGCTCGTGAAACCTCTTGGTCATATCGAACAGAGCCCGAGTACTGTCAGCGTGGTGTGTAACGACCATCGCTTTACGCGCTTTCTGCTGCGACACTGAATAATAGAGGTAGCCACCAGTGTAGGTGGACAGACCCTGCTGTCGGGCCTTCAGAATGATTACTCGGATCTTACCTTCAGTATCGAGCTGAGCTTGAACTGCTTTGTCGAGTATCTCCTGTGCTTGGTTGAGCTTAAGTGGGGTGATGTCACCTTGCTTAGTTCGTATCTTTAGAGCTGCGTTAGCGTAATAGGGGAAGTTAGTGTATAGCTTCTTCCGTATCTGCTGCAGCTTTTGTTCCATCTGTGGTGCTCTCTTCTTCCTGCTCCAGTAGGCCTTCTAAGAAGCCTTCTGCTTTGCCGATAGTTACATCGGACTTTGATGCTGGTTTCTGCTTGGTGAAGTCCAAGACAAGCCTAGCCGCCGCAAGACGCTCCCTGGTTTCACCAGGAACGCGCATTACCTCGACTGCTGTCTTGAGGGCTTCTTTAGCGAAATCATCTTCTGGGGCTTCGCCGTTGTCTGACATGATCTGTACAAACCTTTCTGCTTCTTGTTTGGCTTTTGCTCGGATCGGCTCAATGGTCTCTTTGGTGTAACCATGAGGGACACCAGCCGGTCTTCCAGGGTTCTTGCGTGGCTGTTTAGCCCACTCCGCACGTTTAGCGCGGCCCTCAGCGGTCTTACTTAACTCGGCAAAGTAGTTACGTTTCGGAGCTCGCTGAGGGTATTTCTTTTTAACGGTCATATAACCGAAAGAGCCCCCTGCCCTTGAGGCGACAACGCGCCTGGTGGGATAGGCTGCTCTTCTGGTTCTTCGCCGCCATTGGCTGCGAGTACTGCCAAAGCGACAGCCATTATTGTTGCCATAGGTGATGAATAGAACTTAATCGTGTTCTTACTAAAGCCGCTATTGTTTAAGAGCTTACGGATGAACTCAGTTGTCTTAGGCATAGTGTCTCGTGCAAAAGCAGGATCGACTATGTACGTCCAGATCGGATCTACAGCAAACTCGGCTGGGTTACGGATGTAACTGTCTCGAGCTTGCGTTGCTCTTCGACGCGCCTCGGAAGCATACTCAGCCTCGCTGACTATCCTGTTGGGATCAATACCATCTTTAATAAACTGTTCCCTAGCCTCACGGTACTTCTCCAAAGAAGCCTCCACAAAGGCCTCAGGGTCGGCACCGAATGGGCCGCGAACAAAGGAGGTAACACTTCTGCCATCGCCTATGTCAACATTGACCATAGCGTAGTCTTGAAGAAACTTTATTTCTTCTTCGACGAGCTTAGCGTCCTCTTGTGTCCATCCCTCCGGCAAAGCATACTTGTCACCTTCTCCGTGAGCATAACGAACTAGATCGAGAAGAGCCTCGCGGAACGAGCCGCTATTGACCCAATACTGGTCAGTCGCAATTGGACTTCTTCGTACATTTGGCTCGTAAAACTGTAGAGCCGCCTCCGGTGTCGCCGTGCTCATATTCAGAGCCTCTATTACATGGGCGATTTCATGGGCAAATGTTGTAATAAAGTCTTCTTTAGTTTGTACGGGGTAACTGTTGTTTTTACGCCGACGTGGAAAGCCTGGCTCCATAATGGAGATTTTAGGAGGTTGTGCGCCGCGATGTGCAATCGTAGCTACGCCCATAGTCGTTCTACCAGACTTGCCGTTAGATCCACGATCACGGTTCATCGCCGCCATAGACTGGAAGGTCTTAACGACAATACCAAGAGCCTTAGCTAAACGCTGTAGGTCTTCGGTTTTGTTAATACCGTTCTGGAACTCACCGCCGCGCTTTCCTACTTCAAAGAGAGGCTTAGCGTTATCTTCTTGAGCTGCTATCTGGCGAGTAGTAGGTACTACTGCTTCTTGAACAGGCTCGGCGGGTTGGGTACTTCCCTGCGGCTCGGCGAGGATGCCTGGGAGCTCGGGTTGGGCTGATTGTTCCGATAGGATGCCTCCAGCAGTTCCCGAGATGCTCTCAGCAGTTCCCCCGCTTCCTTGCTCTGCGCCCAGTCTCTGTTTGTACGTTTCTGCTGCATTACTAAAGCTTTCACTCTTAACTGTTGCACCATAATCTCTATATAGGCCTTGTTCATAGTACCACAAGAGGGCCTGAGCAGCTTGTGGAGTTATATTTAGTCGGTTACCAACTTCGGTAAACGCCTCTTTCATAGTAGGACGCTCAACTTCGTTTGGCTGTTCGTTTAAGCCGTTACCATCGCTAGCATCTTTCTTAAGAAGATCGCCAGTGTATCTACGATAGGTGCGAGTAGCCCAAACGTCTACTGTAACTTCGTTAATGCCATTTAGGTTGAGAAAGAAAGGCCCAACCTTTGGCCCAAACATAAAGATACCAGGCACCTCAGCATTCTTGCCGCCTTTGATTTTACCCTGCGGCCCAAAACCGGCTTCCTTACGGATAGCGTCGATGTCTGATTTCTTCTGGTTACTGTATAAGAAATCCAGCGTGTCTTTTACACCCCTAGTCTCCAGCATATGCCGGAAGATCTTCAAACCAGGCTCGACACTTCCTGACTTTAGCCCGAACAGGCTTCTAGTCTGTGGGTTAACCATGCGGGGCTTGCCAAAGCGGTCTTTCTTCTGAAACTGCTCGGCAGTGTCTATAATACCAATCTCACCTGTATCTATATAATGACGCATCAGGTCAGAAGCATATCGCCAGTTGATGGTAGGCGTATGTCCAACAGATGTCAGTGCAGCTAAGACAAACATAATCTGCCGATTGTCGGCACTGTCGAACAGCCTAGGCATGTACTCGTTTGTCGTATTCATGGCTGTGTCAATGTCATCCGCATACCACGTTACAGCATCAGGAGTTTGAGCGAGCTGGTATTCAGCCTCTTCAGTCATTGCATCGACTAAGGTAGTAAAGTCAGCCTCGTCACCCATTGGCTCCAGAGGCTTGCCGTACTTATCGAGCTGCTGCTGAGTTAGAAGCTCACCGATTTCTCTATGTGCTCGACGCGGTGCAGCTTCAACCGGCTCGCGTTCCAATACAGTGCTTTCCTCAGTAAACTCTTGAGGGCGTGAGTCCTGCTGACGTGCAACGCGCTGGACGTAGGGCATGATGTAGGTGTCGATCGCTTCTTGCGGTACACCATTGTCCTGCAGATCCTTGATGGTGTTCTCGACAGTCGCCATTGGGTTGCGACCGAGGTCACGCAGGAAGGTACCTGACAAAGCACTTTGGAGCTGCGCCTTGTGGCCTTTGTTGATCACGTTGTCAGCGTTGAGCTGATCGAGGAGATTTTGCACTGCTGCGCGGTTGTCGGCTTTGCCTTGCTCAATGCGCTGGTTTCGTTCGAACGCAATCATAGCTTCTTGAGATTTACGCAGCCGGTTTTGTGCAGCCTGTGCCTCGCCATCTTTCATTGTTACGATTGTTTCTGTAAGAACAGCCATAGCATCTTCGGGCATCTGGTCTCTGTACTTGCGTTCCTTAATGTCTTGGAAGACTTCTTTTTGCAAAGGAGTAGTAACCGTAGCGATTTGGTAATCAACAGCCGCATCATAATCGTCCTGCGTTACCTCGATCCCTACTAACTGTTCCTGAGCCCTTTCAATTACCTTAGCAACAGGACCGCCAGAGGGTTTCTTGCCTTGGTTTAATAGTGGCTGCATAGCTGCTGAGACTTGTTCTCGACGTTGTTGAGCTGCGGCTTGGTCTGCAACAATACTAGGAGGCGTTGGTTCCGGTAGAACATCGCCAGCTTTGTTGTCACGGATAAACGATGACACAGTGCTGCGGTCACCACCTAGGGCATCATACAAACGACCAAAACCGACGATAGGAAGCTGGATTGCCAAGCTCATGCCGCCTGTACCTGCGGCAGCGGCACCTGTTACACCTGCACGGACCGCCGCTTGAACGAGTGCTGAAGTGTTGTAGGAGCCGGTTGGGGCAAATGGGTTTAGCTTGTCTGTGATTTTACTAAGACCGCCCTGGTAACCCTGATTGTGTAAGTCGGTCAGGACAACGCTTTCGCGAATTAGGTTAACGAGCTGCTGACCCTCTTGGGTGTCTCCGACAAGCTCTTTGATCTTTCCGACCTGCTTCTCAGTAATGGTCTTCTTGACTTTATTCTTTGCCATATTAACGCCAACCATCGCCTCGACGCGCTGCATCAGCTCGTCAAAGGTCTTAGCGTTTTGAGGGTTCAGGCCAGCATATGAAGTGCCATCAGCCAGAGTGCCGCCTTCTTTAAGGATTGCTTTTAAGTTGTTAATGCCTTCCTTAATCGATCCGTGCGCTGAGTCCACAATACCGCGAGCACTTTGAGCATCATTTACGTCAATGTTCTCGACATCAAACGGCTGGTCACTTGCTGACTCGTCATCAATGATGCCCTGCAGACGCTGAGCAAAGCTTGCTTTAGCTAATTCGGACGGGTCGTTGTTTTCTTGTTCTTCTACAGCAAGCTTCTTCAGCGGAGCTAAGTCACCATTCTTGGCTGACTCAATTGCAAAGCCAGCTTCTTTAGCCTTATCAATCATCGCCTGATCGCCGGTATCCATACCGCGCTCAAGCATAGTCGCTGCGGCGTTAGAAAGTGTATCAGCTTGACGCTGTGTAGAAGACTTGGCAAAGCCAGCAGCCTGAGCAGCACCTTGCACAGTCGTCTGAGCTGTTGCGGCAGTTCCACCAAAGCCCGTGCCCAGCGCAGCAGCATCGACTAGGCGGTTGCCTACTTCACCGGCTGTATACTGACCGCCCTGACTAGCGGCAGAGCCTATGATTGCAGCTTCTTGTGTTGCTTCGGTTACGCCCTCAGTCACGGCCTTCTTGCCGATCTCTTTTGCAACTTCTTGAGCTGCCTCGGTGTAGCCTTTCTTGGCTAGCTTTTCGTAAAGCTCTTTGACTGACATCTTGCCCAGCTCGCTAGGGCTGAACACGCGACCGGCACCGAACCGATCTAAGAAACCAATCAAGGCACCTGTGCCCAGGGCAACAGAGCTGTCGTAGTTTCCTGTCTTTTCTTCTTGTTCTAATGCGCTTTCGCCTGTTCCCATTAAGAAGGAACCAGCGAGGGTTGCGCCCCCCAGAAGCATCGCTGCCGGTGCGCTAACAAGCCCAGCTACGGCAGCGGCGGCGGTACCTGCCAAGGCAAATCCACCAGAGGCAGCATTAGCTTGCATACCTTCTAGGAGCCATCCAGCGGCATCGCCGATATCATCTTGTTCTAAGAGTGATCCAGTGTATTGAGCCTGGTAATTACCACGAGCAATGTCTTCTTCCTGCTGAGCTACTCCACGAGCTCCAAAGCCTTGCAACGCGGATCCTACAGTGTCGAGGCCGAGGCCTTGTAATGCACTACCGAAAGCTTCAGTACCTTTGTATCCTAACATCTGTGCCTGATCGACACTGTATCCTAGAGCACTGTCACGGGGTTGGGCTGCGATCTCTTCGACAGCAGCTTCGAGCTGTTGTTGGTTTAGATTGGTATCGTCAATTTCATAACGAGCACCATTGATCTCATAGATTGCCATCTATAAGCACCTCGCTCTTAAAATGATGAGAGTATTAGGGCTACTGAGGGAGTGGGCGGTACTGGACACCGCCTTGAGTCGTCAGAGTTGGAGGCTGCTGCTGGGGAGCTGCAGGAGCTGCTGGTGCCATATTAGTGATGCCAGGAGCTGCAGGAGCAGCGGCGGGAGCTGGATTAGCAGCAGCGGCAGCAGCAGGATTCTGAGCTTGCGTTCCTGGTACGGCAGGTTGTGCGGGTTGTGCGGGTTGTGCAGCTCCACCGCCTCTATATTGATTGTAGGTAGAATAAAGCTGATCAGAGGTAGTGTTAGATGAACGAACAATACCCCTCATTTCGTCATTGTACTGCTGGACGCGCAGGTTCATGAAGTAAACAGTGCGCTCGAGCTGTCGTCTGACGATGCTCAGGTTCTTCTTAAACTGTGGTGTACCCTGAGACTGACGTAAGTTAGCGATAGAAGCGTTAAGCTGTCTCAATTCTACTTCAGACACTTGACCCAACGCACCGCCAGTTGGAGATGCATCACGCATGGCTTGCAGTCGGTCGAAACCAACAGAAGACACGACAGTCTCGATCAGAGAAGAAACGTCATTGGAATTGGAGCCTGGATAGTACTTCATTATTGTGCCCATGATGCCTGTCACATCATCAAATGGGTTCATGCCGGACGCTTCAGCTTTTGCAACAGCGTTCTCGATACCCTCAATAGCAGTCAGGGCTGCAGTGGTGTATTCAGCACCCATAGGAGCTACAGGTGGCTTCATTTTGCCTAATGCACTTTGCTGAGCGGCAGCAGCATTGTACTGATCGACAGCACTCAAACGCTCCATCTCGCGGTTCTTGTCCATCATATCGCCATAGGCTTCGAGACCTGCGCCATAAGCGGCGGGACCGCCTTTTGCAGCGTTGGACATAATCGCGCCACCAGCTCGCGCCAGCATTTCATTAGTTCCGATGTTTTGCTTCGGCGGTACTGGTGCCATTGGCACACCAAAGCGAGCCATTGCTGACGGATTGTTTAGCATGGGCATTGGGGTTGCCGTGGTAGGCATCAACGCTGGGGGTACGTTAACATCCGTTTGGGGAGCTCCCTGAGCCAGGTGGTTCATACCTGTAGTAGCAGTCCCAAGAGCCGTGCCGCCAAGACCTAAAAGGCCGATGCCTTTAATTAAGGGGAGTAAAGGTAGTGCCATCTTAGTTGCCTCCCATGTTTACAAAGCGTTGGTTTACAAACCGACCATTTGGTTGCTGGGCATACGTTTGACCGCTAGCTTGCGCTGTGGGGCCGGTTTGCAAGCTACCAAAGGGATTGCCCCCGCCAGAATTGAAACCACCAGCCAAACCATAGGCAGACATTGCGCCGCCAAGTGCAGCAGCAGTCGGGTCAACAGTGTTAACGACAGGGTTCTGAGGTGATTGCATCTGTGCGTTGTTCAAGATGCCAGCATTGTATTTGATATACTGATCCATACCGAAATCGCGGTCTTGTTCGAAACGAGAACGCTGATCTTGAAGCTCAGCCGCTTCACGCGCCTGTAGCCCAGCACCTGCACCCGCCATGCGGTCGCCGATTTGACCCTGCATACCGAATGCATTGCCGTAAATCGATGCCAGGTTGTTGTTAGCTGAGACTGCATTAGAATAATCTTGGTTCTGCTGTTGAATGCTGCGATCCATCAGTTGCTGCTGAATGTTAGCCCCAACATCAGCCCGACGATCATCGTAAGAGCGAAGAGCGATTGCATCAGCAACACCCGCGCGAGAGCCGTTGACGTTACTGCTAGCCATGGCAGACTGGTTGATACCAGGCAGCGTCTGCTCTTGCAGTCTGCGCGTGTCATCGCGCATTGCTGCATCCAAAAGAGAACCGTAGTTGGCTGGGTTGGTGGCATATGCAGTTGCGTTGTCTAAAGTCTCGCCTCTTTGAGCCTGGTCGTACAAACCTGCAGCGTTGTTAGCGAAATTGCCGGTCGTCTGCATGAAGTTTGCAGGTTGACCCATCATCTGCTGAGAAGTGTTACCTAGATAGTTGTAACCTTGCTGGGAGAACGGGTTAAAACCCGCTAATGTTTGGCCCTTATAATTACCATACTGCAGACTGTCGTTAAGATAATCTTCCGAGTTGCTGTACATCCGTTCCACAAACGGTTTAGACAGCTCAAAGCCAGCCATTTGGCGGCGTGAGGCTGCATCTGCGGCATCTGCTTGCTTGCTTGCTCCAGCATAAGAGGCTGCGCCGCCTACTACTGCTGCTGTTATTGCAAAACTCATTTGCTTTCTCCGATTTTATTTATGAGAGCCTCTATGTGCTCGGTTTGCATGGGAGTGAGCTCGAGATCATCGAAGCTCTTAGCCAGGACCTCACGTTCAATCTCATTAACGTCAAGATTGTCGGTTCGATGTACCGTAATCAGAGTACTGTCCTCATGCGCGTATAAGATACGCTTGGTTCCGGCTAATGTTATGCCGTTGTGAGGGGCCTGTATCCTCTGCTCTCCGTCTTGTTCTGTTATTATCGACAAATCACCCTTGGTAATGAAGTAGGGGTGGTTTCTGGCGTGTATATGACCGACAACAATCGTGCCAGCCGCCATGTCCATCTGTCTTATATACTGACCATCCGCAAAATTATGCGTAACAGGTACCATCGCAGCCATTGCGTTGTGACCTAGACGGTCATCGCTCTCTTCTACTGCCCCCTGGAAGCGCATAAGCGCATCTCGGAAGGCTCCCTGGTCGGCCTTGTGCTTGAGAAATGATCTGTACTCATCTCCAAGGGCTAAAGCCGGTGCCAGGCGGTCTATACGGCGACCCATGCGGTGCCGTTGTAAACCATTAGGCCGGTTGTGCCATTTCCTAATGGGTCCCAAGGGCTAACGGCGTAACGCACCATGCCCTTAAGTGGGTTAGCGGGGGCTTGGTCAGCCACTTGGATTAAAGCCTCAGCGGCTTGTCTCGAGAAAACCTCAATCCGCTGCAGCTCGTCTTGTATATAACGCCGAGCATCGTCTTCGCTGAGGACTGGGTATTGCCCACGAGTGTAGTTATTGACGATCAAGTCCTGCTTTTCATTGATAGCCATATGGTACTACCTCCGTCCGGTGGCGGTTACTTCTAAATCAAAGCCACTAAACTCAAAGTCTTTCTGATCAGCGACTGTGATCTTATAACTCAGGTATCGACCGGCAGCTCTGGTGTCGATCTTGTAGTCAAGGCTGAGATCGAAGGTGACTGCGTTGTCGTAGTTGGGTGTCTCGTTGGGTACATCCGCAGCCCCAAACTGAAACGACAAAGTCGTGTTGTCAGTGTTCTTTGTCATAGCCTGAGGGTAGATGCGGCTAATGTTCTTATAGCCTCTCAGCTCGTTCTGAGCCTCATCCAGGTCAATGCCTACACGCTCTAACATGGCAGGTTTGTTAGCCTCAGTATCATAAGTAAACGACACCTGACCATCATCCGCCAAATCCATGACGTAGATTTTGTTACTTGTAATTCCGTTGGCAGAGCTGCTGGGCCCCACAAACACAGAGTGACGAGCAAAGCTGTCTTCCTGGTCGTAGTACGAGCCGCCTACAGTGTTGTAGGTTAGGCCGGAGGCAGTGCCGTAGGTTTCTACTGTGTTGACGTTAGCCAGGCTTGCCGCAGCAACATCAGGCAGGTCAGCAAACGACCAAGTATTATTCTTATAATTATATACTGCAGCTCGGTTACAGCGATCCGTATTAGGGAAGCCGACAAGCTCATCACCTGATACATAGCAGAAGTAAATCAAGTTTAGATCTGAGCTGTGGTGTACGAAGCACCTGTCAGCTTTGGAGACGTTGAGGCCTTGGTAGATGAACTGCTTGACGCGCTCGTCGCATATAGACTGCTTGGATGTAGCGTCATGAACGTAGATGTCCCGAGGGCCAAAAACGAAATGCTTTCCGTCAACTTCTGTGTAGCAGTTCTGGTTAATCAAACCGCAGTCAGTGTAAAGCTTACGGAAGTTGTACAAGAATGTGCCGCCGGTAAACTCCATCAGCCAAACTTGCGTGGAGCTGTAGATTATGAAGTTGGAACCGAGGGTGCCACCATCGACAATAGGTGTATCCATTTGCACTAAGTCGTTAAAACCTGCTGAGGCGGTGGTGTCGCTTTCGTCCCAGGTAGTCGGGACGGTGTTCGACAATGTAATGTCTGAAAAGCGCACCCGCGTAGGAAACGAGGTTGGACCCTCTGTGGTGTTCAAGGCAATCAGAACGTCACCAAACGACCGCAGCGACACACAGCGGTAGTTGCTAGGCCAGTTGTTTAATGCAGCAAAGTTAGTGCCGCCAGGGCCTCGGAAGCTGGGTACTTTGTCAGGGCGATTGACGTAGGATACATTCGCTAACTGGGTAGACGTAAAGGGGCGGGGGTCTACATTCGAGGATATGGAACCAGAACGGTTGTTCATGCTGCCTGAGACGTACTCGTGCAGTTGGTAGTCGTCCGAGGCGACAACGACAGTGTCAAAGCCTGTAGACGGAACGATACCAAAGCAGAAGCGTGGAGTGAATGTGAGGTTAGGCAACATGGTCCGAAAGATTGGAGACCGACGAGCCTTGCCCTCATCAAAGCGGATGTTTACCGACCGCGAGAAGGCGTTCAAAGGAAGGTTGTATGGGCTTACATCTGTTACCGTTCCGGCACTGCCTAGGTCGCGGATGGGTAATATAGCCATGAGTGATTAACCTTCTATTAGCTTATCTTTCAGGGTATGGGGCGTGAACTGGTCAGCCAGTACCTTTAGATTGTCTTGGTTCGCCCTCACCATCTCATTGCGAAAGCTTTCGATGGCAGACCCTGTAGAACGAGACTGCGCTGCGCCTTCTAGGATCAACATAGGCATCCAAGACATCGCGCATCCCCATTCATCGACTTCGTTGCCAGTGTTGGGGTCGGTGCCTCTTACCTGAGTAAACCAAGCGCACTTGTTTTGGCGGCAGGGTTTAAACTTATCTAAGGGACAGTTGGGCTCTACTTCAATCTTCATTGTTATTAGTCCCTACGCGCCAGGATGACATCACAATACTCGACATCAAAGTCCAAAGCATTACCTGTGAAGGTACCCGTCGAACCAGCGTGGGTGTGCCCCTGAGCCGTGGGGGTTAAATCCGGCGATCCTATGACAACACTGTCACTACTTGCGTTACTCGCGGTATGCCTAAGACTTCGGTTAGAGCTGGCAGCAAGGACGAAACCGGCACTAAAGGCAGCAGTCGTACTGTTGGAGTGTCCCGTCTGATACTTATAGGTGTGGGTGTGGTCTGGGATCTGAGCCTTAGTCAGCGGGTGAGAGGCTACGGTGACTGCTATGGAACCAGAAGGGGTCTTGGATTGAAACACCGAGCTGAACGGCACGCTGCCACCATCAGCTCCACCAGCAGACGAGCCTACAACACGCAGGGCCTTATTGTGTTGGGTGGTAACCCTCGTCCATCCTGTGGGGGCATCAGCTTCAAAGAAAAGCATGGTCTCACCGGCTGGGATTGGGTCGAGTGCCTCTAGGTCGGTAACACGAGCGTTAAGACCGTTGAGTACTTCATCAGTAGCGGTCATGGCTGCATTGATGTTGGGGAACGTGCTCTGCAGTACTGCCTTAATCAGTCGAATGTGGTCGTCTGCCTGGGCGAGGCCATCAGTGGACGTGGGGTTCGAACTGTTGAGGTCTGAGATAATGGTGGCAGTCTCTAGTGCCATGATAAGTGCTCCATATGTAGAATCTAGGGCTCTCACGAAAGAGGTCTAACAACAACAACAACGACAAACCCTTTAGCGGCCTTTTGAAATCGACCTAATAAAAGACCCACGGGGGCCTCTTTTGGCCGATATGGAACCTTAAGAGAGCTAAGCTATTGATATCATTAGGGGTGAAGGGTAACGGATGTTGTATCCGTTGACATTTTAGATGACCGACGATCGACGGTCTGACAATTGATGGGACGAGGCTTATTCTTTGCAGTACAAATCGGGGCTTACCCCATAAGTACCACCTAAGTACCACCTAAGTAGTCCTAAGACGCTGCCTGAGAGCCACCTGAGTAGTCCTGAGTGCTGCCACATAAGAAGACGACAGCATGTCCTGAGAGGCCTCATATGCCTGGTCTGTAGTCCATATCATATGCCTGGTCGGCAGTCCCTCATGAGACTACAGGGGGAAACTCTCCTTAGGGTGGACATAAGTCTATTCATGTCAAAGATAGACACCTCGGTCTCTCTTTGTTCACGTTGTAACTATGGGCATGTTGCCTATATAAGTAGAAGTGCAGGGGCTTGTCAGCGCAGTCCAGCGGCCTGTCATTAGGGAAGCATCAGTGGATACCGTCTTGCCCCTGCACACCATCTTCTTATTATATGTCCACAATCTCACAGCTATCACCGGAGCAAGCCAGCGTCTGTGATCCTGCAGTGTTGTCCTCGCCTTGCTCATATGTGGCGAGCTCAGCCCAGGCGATCTCTTTAGGCATCTGCCGAGCGACCTGGTTCCAGATCTTCTTCTCGACATCCTGGTAAGGTGCCTGTCTATAACTATGATCCGAGTGTGGTAGGAATGAGATGCCCGACAGTAAATCGAAGTTGTCGTACACCCAAGCACCCACATGCATCCACTCGTCGTCTCGCACCGAGATGGTGACGCTGGGCTTATGCTCACACCAATGCAAAGCATACGTCTTCCACAGCTCAAGCTGCTCGAGAGCCGACATGTCATTGCGAGTGACTGCAGCCTCGGGGCTCTTGACTGGGAACGAGAACACAGTCGTGTTGTCAGGCTTCATGAAGCAAGGCTCGTTAGGTACGCCTTGGTCCATCATGAATTGCGTGAGAGGATCTTTGTTATCACCCCGTACAGTGCGTACATACTGACCGCTATGACGAGCATGAATGCCAGAAGCACTATCCACAAGCTGCGATACAGTGCCAGAAGGCTTGACGCAAGTGATGGCCGCAGATGGACTAACTCCAAGCTGCTCAGCATAACTGCTGTTCGTCGATACAGCGAGGTCACGAAGCTTGTTAAGAAGCTTTTCAGTTGGCTTGCTAGTGATTTCATTATCCATAATCCCTGTGAGTGACACACCCAACAGACGCTCATCCTCGGTGTTCTTAGACCAGATGGGGCGCAGGTATGGCATGTTCGTGTAGGTTGATTGGATCGTGCCGAGCATCGTCGCTAGGCGCACCTTTCGCTTCAGTGATGCCTCGGTGTCCGTAGCTCGGACGACCACCTCAGTGAGGTTGCAGAACTGATTAGGGCGCAAGATGATCTCGCTGCACGGGTTAGTGCCGAACTCATGTTCAGGGTCACGACGACCGTGAGAGGCGACATGTTCTTGAGCTGCAACTCGTGAGAAGATACCACGCTCACCGCTCTTGCTTTCGACAAGGCTCTGCCATTCCTTCAGGAAGGCATCCATGTCCGGCTTCTGAGTGTAGGCGACAGAGTTGTTAGCCAACGCCATCTCAGGACGATCAGTCCACCAGTTGCCGCTCTTGGCTGTTCGCATCTTATCGTCTTGCAGGTTGCTGAGGCTGATCATTGCTGACCGGCGCACACCACCGACGACAACCACCTCACCCACTTTGCACATGATTGAGTGACACTCAAAGGCATTGAGGTTGCGACCGGCTGCGGCTTGGAACTTCTCGATTGTATAGCGAAAGAGCTGGTCGAGTGGCTCGGGGCCTGAGGCGCGGCCTCCGAAGGTCTTAAGCCTGGTACCGGCCTGGCGTACCTTGCTCACATCCCACTTGGGAATGTCACCAGTATACAGCGAGCTAATCAGCTTGCGGTAGGCCTTAGCCCATCCTTCTTTGCTGTCTTGCACGACGATCGTGTCGTCACTGTCAGCCAAGCTGGCTGGCACACAAGGCAGCTTGTTGACGTACTCACGCTCTACTGAGAAGCCGACACCAGTGCCGCACAGCAGGATGAACATGGCCTCGTCGAATGCACGAGGGTGATCCACCGCCAGGTATGAGCAGTTGTAGATGCAGGTGTTGTCTCGGCGTGAGGCTTCACCGGCAGTCATGATGGCTCGCATTGAAGGCATCACCTCAAGGTTGAGGATTGCATCACGCAGCTCCGACAGATCCTTAGAAGTTACACCGGCAACAGGGCGGCAGATGTTCTCGATGAAACGCTCTACTGTTTCACCCCAGTTCTCTCGGCGACCTTCCTCTGGCATCCACCGTGCGTATCGGGAGTAGGCAATAAAGTTCTGGTAGTCGGTGGGCAGCTCTCGGATGGCGTTATTCATTCTGTTATGTCCTTGCCTTGTAATTGGTTGATACGCATCTCGATGTAGCGAGCTGCCTTGTTGAGGTCGGCAATCTCTGCCTCTCTCGTCGTCTTGTAGCTGCCCTTCTTAAAGCCAGCCCTCATGACGTACTTGATGATGTTGCCTCTCCAGAACTCGAGGCCGTTCTGCATGATCATATCGACCGGCTCGATAGCCCACCTTGCGTAATGGGTTGGCTCTTTAATCTCATCAGATCGGCTGCTCGTCTTTGTGTCCCTAGACATGCGCTTCATGCTCTGCTCATAGCTTTCACGGCGGCTAACTTGCTTGGCGGTCATGTTCCGGCTCCCATAGTTTTAGGGTTCCCTCGGAAGCGTCCCATTCAGACCAGCGTAAGATCCGTGCCAACCGAGCTTGGCTCTTGGCCTCTGTCTCCGTCATGCCTGCTTTCTGATAGGCGTGTATGACGATGCCCCAGTCAGGGCGTGACCCAAGGATGGCTTCGGCCTTCTTTGGGCCTATACCAGGGATGCCTTTGTATCCGTCTGTCGTGTCACCGGTCAGAACCTGCGTGTAGAAGTTGCGCTGAGCATCCTCGAAAGAGATCGTCAGCATCTCGTCAGCCATCGGTCGATACAAACGCCCTGGGATTGTCTTCATGTCTTTATCGTCAGACACGATGATTGTGTTGGCTCCAGGGCTGGTCGCCATGATGCCCATGCAGTCGTCAGCCTCAAGCTTGGGCTTCCAGTAATGCTTGTAAGTAGACTTAGCCCAATCAATAAGAGCCTTATGGCCTACCGGCTTACGGGTCTTCTTGCGGTTGCTTTTGTATGACGGGTCAACATCTCGTCGGAAGTTTTCACGGTCGCTGAAGCACAGGATCTGTTCCTTTGTCTTTAAGCGGTCGTGGATTTGGCTCAGCTTATCTTTAAAGATTTGCTTGGCTTCAGTCAGGTCAGTAGCTAGCGACCAAACATCATCACCCCAATCGATCTCATCCTCAGCAGCCGCAGCGGCCTGGTATAAGAATAAATCAGCATCAATCAGTAGGGTCAGCTTCTGGGGTCGGGAAGTCGATTCCGAGCTCATTACTCATCCTTTCTAATGTGAACTGCAGCTCCTGCATGAACGCCATGCCCATCTCAGTGATGAGCCATTCGTTGCCCCAGGTGTCTTCTGCAATCTTTGTGGTAATCAGGTCTTCGCTGGAGCACATCGCAACGTAGTTGGCGTGAGCCCTGGCAAAGTCTGATTTGGTTGTGTAGGGAGAACGCCAAGTGTTGTGCAGAACAGTGTAGACTGCGGCCATCATTGGAAGCTGTAGAAACAGCTCTTCCTCAGTGGCTATCAGCCCAGGTTGTTCCCCAGGAGTACTCTGCGTCGATTGGGATTGATAAGTTGAACGCTCTTCCAGCTTCTTGCGCCATTCGTCCAGCGATAGTACCGACATGATCTTCAATTCCTTGTAAACAAGCGATCTGGATCTCGTCGTGTACCCAAGCTACCGTATAAGTCCTGTCATCCAGTCCTTCGTCCCTCAACGCAGTATCAACTAAGCAAATCCATTTCTTCGAGATGCACCCAGCCGCAGACTGCAGCAGGGTATTCAATGCACTGTGAGCCGACCGGATTGGAACCCGACGACCATCGAGACTTTTTAGGTATCCTCGATCAGCGGCTTTTTGTATCCCACGCTTTAATGAGACAAAGGCTGGCATCCCTGCGAAGAAGCGATCTTGCAGTTGTTTGCCTTCCTTAAACCCAGCACCAAGGATTTCACCTAGGCGAGCTGGACCGGCTCCGTAGCAAAGCGCATATATCATCGTCTTTGCTTGATCCCGTGTCTCGAGACCTGCAGCCGTTTGGTTGAACGTATGAATGTCGCCTTCAAGTATCTGCTTTGCATAGGCTCCACCATCATCGAGGTAGTGAGCGAGCATCCGCAGCTCGATGCCGGACAAATCCGATCCCACAAGGCTGAAGCCTGGGGGAACAGTGAACAGCTCTCGGCATGTTTTACCGAAAGGCTGAGTAGCCCGTGGCACCTGTCCCAAGTTAGGGAACCGGTGCGCGGCGCGTCCCGACACAGTGCCACTAGGCACAATCTGGTGTCGTAAGCGTCCATCAGTGTTGACGAGTTTCATCCAGGCATTACGCCCTTCTGCGAGCTGCCCCAGACGTTTCTGCAATAGAAACATCCGCGACAACTTCTGTGCTTCTGGATAGTTAAGACCGCCAAGGACCACCTCGTCTATTTGAGCGTGGCCGCTGCTGGTGAGAAGCTTTGGTTTCCAATCGTACTTGTGCTTGAGGCACCTTTCGATGTGGCGGCGGCTGTTGTAGTTAAACTCAACGACAGTCACCTTTTCAGTAGGGACACCCTTTTCGTATCCATACTTGCTGTTGTTTGCCTTAGGTATAAACGGAGTGCGTATCTCCCAAGGCTCGAACAAGTCGTGCAGCTCGGCTTCAATCGTTGACCGCTCAGCGGCCAGCTCAGCATATAACTCAGATGCTTTGTCTCGATTGAATGTCCAGCCATTGTTGCCTATACGGAAGCACAGCTCAGCGGCTTGGTGCTCTAGGTCGATGCTTTCCTGTGACCAGTTATCGGTGTCTAGGTGCTCGAGTAGGCGGTGGTTCAAGGCGACATCTTGGCGGCAGTACTTCTGCATATCCGGTGACCAGGCTTTCCAGTCACCACCATCGAAGTCGTCTTTGTGGTCGCCGAGGCGTATGCCCCAGGCTTTTAGAGAGTGGGAACCATAGAGACGCTTCGGCATCTCATCCTGATCACGCCAGTTACGCTCCCAGTCTTCATTCTTTAAATCTCCGTGCAGGAGATGCGACAACACCAGCGTGTCAGTTACCTTGGCCTTCGTTTTGAAGTCACGGTAAACCTTTTTAATCGCTGGAATGTCGAACCCGATTATGTTGTGACCAATGATTTCGTCAGCAGCCTCGAGCTCAGCGATACCGCGTTCGATCTCTTTGGGCCCATAGCCCCACTGCTCGCCGGTGTCGGCGTTTAACAGTTCGATGCAGTGAAGCTTTGTTAGCTGAGGAAGTAAACCATCAGTCTCAACGTCAAAGACTAAGCGCAGCAC